CACGGCGGTGACGGCTGCCACTGCGCCGCCGATCGCGGCGACGAGCGGGGTCACAAGATCCAGATTCTGGCTGATCCAGTTGCCTGCGGTCTTCAGCCAGCCGCCGACCGTCTGCGCGGCGGTTGCGACGGTGTTGAGTGCGTTGCCGAACGCGGTTCCGGCGGGCTGTCCTCCGGTCATCGCGTTCACGACGGCCATGATGCCGGTCCACAGTGATTGGAGTCCACCGCCGACCGACTGCGCGGCCGACTGCAGCGAGGTGAACGCTCCGGTGTCCTTGACCTGGCCGAAGAACGTCTGCAATCCCTGGACACCGGTGGTAGCGAGGCTGGTCACGGCGGCCGATGCGGCGTTGATGCCGCCCGTCACGGCCGGTTTGAACAGGTTGAACGCGTCGGTCAGACCGCCGGTCACGGCGGCTTCGAGGTTTCCCATGGCTCCCTCGATGGTGCTGGTCGATGTCGCGGCCTGTTTCGCCACGTCGGTCATGCCGAGGTCCATGAGCGCCTTGTTGAACTCGTCTGCGGTGATCTCGCCCTTGGACATGGCGTCGCGGAAGTTGCCCGTATACGCGCCGTTCTTCAGCAGCGCCTCCTGGAGTTTGCCGGACGCGCCCGGAATGGCGTCGGCAAGCTGGTTCCAGTTCTCCGTGGTCAATTTTCCCGCGCCGGCCGTCTGGGTGAGCATCATCGCGACGCTCTTGAAACTGTCGGCGTTGCCTCCGGCCACCGCGTTGAGGTTGCCGGCCGCCTCGGTCAGTTCCATGTAGTTGCCGATGCCGTTTGCCGCGAGCTGCGCGGTGGTGTTCTGGATGTCATCGAGCCCGTACACGGTGTCGTCGGCGTATTTGCGGGTTTCCTTCGCGGCTGCCTGCACGGCTTTGGTGTCGATGCCGGCGAAGCTCATGGTGTTCATGAACTTGTCGGTGCTGTCCGACATGTTCACCACATCGCCGGCGAAGCCCTTTACCGTGTCCCACAGCGCGGTCACGCCCTTGACGGCCAATCCGCCGATGGCGCTGCCGAAAGCGGCCGCCTTCGTAGTGGTCTTCTCGAACGCCTTGACGGCATCATCGGCGTTGCCGGTGATGCGCACGCTCATGATCCGGCTGGGCGCCACGTTTCACTCCTTCCGTGATTCGGCTTCCTTGAGCAGTTCGGCCAGTCCGGTGCCCCAATCCAATTCGTCGGCCTCGTTCCTCCACTGCCATGGCGTGCCGCCGAAACGGTTGGCCAGGAGGAACGAGAGACGGCCGAGCGAGTCTTGTGGCCACGCGGCTAGTCCGTAGGGTTTCCCTCTTCCGGTTCCTCCTTCGCGGCAGCGAGGTCGAATGAGGCCACGGTGTCCAGCCAATGCTCGAAGTCTGGCAGATTGCGGCCGGCCATGCGCAGGGCCGCGTAGGCCGCGTATGCGCCGGAACGGACGGGTGACTGGGTGATTGGCCCCCAGCCCACGTCGATGGCGTGCGCCTCGGCCTTGCATGTCGCGCGCATCGTGATCGGCACGGTCTCGCTGGTACCGTCCGTGTAGGTGATTCTCGTGGTTGCCATTATTTTCCTTTCACTTGCTTCAATGTCTTGTCGATGAAGTCCTTGTAGACCTTTTGCCATTGGCCCTCGGTGGAAGCGACGCCGTTGTTGACGAAGAGACGCGGTTTGATGCGGCGGGCTGGCCACCCGTAGTTGACTGGGCCCGCGTATGGCACGGCCTTGCGGCCGGCGCGGATGACGCCGGCGCGTTTCGTCGCTCCGACACGCAGGCTGCCGGCCAGCCGGCCGGTCTTGCCTCGCGGGGCGAGGTTGCGGACGGCGGGCAGTGCGATCTGCGCTGCCGCGCGGTTCACTTCCTTCAGGTCGTCCATGTCCGCGCCGGCCTTGCGCATCGTCTGAACGAAGCGTTTCTGGCCGACGACCATCAATGCCTTGTCAGCCATCACTCATCACTTGCCCGTGTACGGTGCGTGGGCGACGTTCGTGACGGCGAAGCTCAGATCGTTCGTGTTCTTCGATTTGACGTCGCCGCCGATGGCAATTGGCGCGATGGTGACGTTGAAGGTCCACTGGATCTTGCCGGTATTGTTCGGGACGAACTGGGCCGGCAGCGTCTCGCCCTTGTGGTCGAAGAGCCAGACGGCCAGACCGTCCTCGCTGAAGTCGTCGCCCACGGTGCCCTCGAACGTCCACGTGGTCGTGGTGTTCGTCTCCTCTGATCCGTCGAGGTAGGTGGTCGGGTCGTCGCTGCTGTTCGACGGGTTCAGCTGCGCCTTGGTCAGGTCGGCACTTAAATCGCGTCCATTTTCCGTGTCGGTGATTTTGAAGATGCCTGGTCCGAGCGTGCGGATCTTTCCAGCCATGATTGTTTCCTTCCTATTCTGTTTCTTCGATTTCCAAAGCGTTCAATGTGACCTGGTAGGCCGCGAGCGTGCCGGCGCCGGCCAGGCTCCAGCTTGCCGGTGTGGCCTTCTGAAGGTTCAGGCCCTTGTCGGCGAGCCGGTCGAGCGCTGTGAGGATGTCATCGACGGCCGATGGCTGCGTGGCCGGCGTGCCGGCGATGACGTCCAACGTCCAGACCGGTTCCGGCGGGCCCCATGATGGCCATTCCACGGTTGGCGGTTCGATGAACACCGCGACTTTGCCGGCCGCCGGGCGGATCAGTTGGGCGTCGATGCTGACGCTGCTGACCAGTCCATCGAGCATGTCGGTGAGCGTGTTCATCAGCGCGGCTCGTTGTTCCTGGATGTTCATGCAATCACCATGCCCCCGGTGAGCACGCCGGCGGCGCGGAGTTTCGGCCAGACCGAGCGGAGCGGGTCGGTGGAGATCCTGAACGGTTCCACAGTCGAATCGCCCACGTCCATCACGCCCAGGCGCGCGTCACGCATGTTGAACAGGTCCGCCGCGCAGGAGACGATGCAATCGGCCAGCAAATCGTCATCGACGGCGGTGGTGCCGACCGCGTGCGCGACGTATCGCTTCGCCGCCGCGAGTTTGACCGTGAGCCGTTCGTCCTCTCCGGCCGGCACTCCAACCTCGTCGCGGAGCCGTTGCAGCAGGATGTTGTCATCGATCATCATGCCGCGGCGAACTTCACCGGAATCAGGCCGTCCGCATGGGTCGTGGCCACCGCCATATACCCGTAGACGCTGTAGCTGTTGGTCAGGCCGGTCACGTTCCCGTCGGTCAACTGCGCCGGGCCGCCGGACTCCCAGACGGTCACGGCGGCGGGATCGATGAAACTGGCCAATCCGGCATCGGCGTTCGGCAGCAGCACGACAGGGACGCGCATGAACGTGCCGGCCACGCCGGTCAGGTCGAAACTTCCGATGGTGTCCGACCCGTCGCCGCTGAGGTTGAAGAACCGGTCACCGGTATCCTTGAGCTTTACCAATGCCTTGAGTACGTCTTTGGAGACCGCGAGGCGCGTCAGCGACACGTTGCGGTCGTCGGCCAGTTCGGACGCGTCGATGATGAGCGACACCCAATCGTCGATGGTCATGTTCGCCAGCTGCGGTGCGTCGATCTTGTTGGCGTCCTTGGACGCGTCGCGCTGAGTCTTGATCTCCGCATACAGATGGTCGCGCACTGCCTTCTCGGTGGCCTTCGCGTAAGCGTTCTGCAACGCGGTGATCGCGGTGTTGAGCATCGGCGTGGTGCTGCGTTCGATGGTCTGGCGGCTCAGGGTGGTGTAGCCGCCGTAGGTGTCGATGCTGGCGGTCTTGGTGCCGAAGCTGATTTTTCCGAAGGAAAGATCGGTGCCTTCCTCGGTCTGCTTGCCGACGGCGCTGGTGTCGGAGGTCACGACATGGTATTCCATGCTCATGCCGGTCGCCGGGAGCGTGTCATGGGCCAGGAGCTGGGAGACCTTGCGGCGTTCCTCGATCAGTTTGAGGTCGTCGGCGATCCAGGTGGCGGTGTTGCCGGTGTCCTTGGTCGAGATCAGGTCACGGCATTCCTTCATCACGGCCATGGCCTGCTCGTCTCCTCGCGCGAGGGCCTGCATGTATTCTCCGTGGCTCCGGTACGCCGCGCCGATGGCAGCCGGCGCCGGTTTCGCGCCCATCTTGCTGATCTCGGCCTTGATGCCGCGCTGTTCCTCCTGCATGGACTGTATCAGGTCCATCAGTTCGTTGTTGTTCTCCATGGTTTCCTTCCTTTGTTCCACGGCTGGTGCCGCTGATTTGGTCATTTTCGCGTTCTGGTAGGCTGGCCAGCTCACGATGCTGGTCTCAAGCAGGCGGACCTTGCGGCGGTGGGTGATGCCGTCGCGGTCCTTCTGCGATTCGAGAGGGATGAATCCGACCGAGAAGCTGTCGAGCACGCCGTCACGGATCAGGGTCATGGCGTCGCGGCCGCGTGCCGTGTCGCTGATCCGCGCGGTGATGTGCAGTCCGTCGTCCGTGCTTTCCGCTTTGGTGATGCGGCCGATGGTCTCGCCGTGCTCGAAGCACAGTTTCGCCTCGTCAAGTCCCTCGAACTCGCAGTCTCGGTCGAAGGTCTCCGCGCCGTCCCACGTGTCGATGATGTCGCCGAACGGCACGGCCACGCCCTCGACGGAGGTTGTGCCCTCGTCGTCGGCGGAGCGGAGTGTCAGGCCCTTCCAAGCGATGGTGCGTTTCTCGATGTTCATTGGTCTTCTTCCTTTCCGAGCGCCGGCAGCCCTTCCTTGCGTCTCACGTCATCGACGGTGAGGAAACCGGCCTCGATGGCTGTCTTGTAGGCCGTGTAGCGGTCGCTCATGTTCGCACGCTGCGAGCTGTCCCAGTCGAATTTCGCGGTACGGCCGCGCGGCAGCAGACGGTTGAAGATCTCTTCGATCTCGCCGGTATAGGCGGCCAGCGTGTAGTCGGCGAATTCGATCCAGCTTTGTTCGATGTTCGAGTATGTGAGGTTCGAGCCATCGACGGCGGCGAGCATGATGCTTGCCGGAATGCCGAGCAGACGGGCGATCTGCGTGGTATCGAACTTTTGAGTCTCAAGAAACTGCAAGTCTGCTGGCTTAAGTGAGAGCGGCACGTATTCCAGGTTCTTGCCGACTACCTTGATGTCGCCGGCCTCGCCCGACGCCTTCCATGATGCCTTTGCCTGCTGCGCGGCTTCCTGTGTGATGTTCTCTGATGTGCGCAGATAGCCCTTGAGGTTCGAGCCGTCCGTGAAGAACTTCGCCTTGTAGTCGCGGGCGAGCTGCGCGGCATCGATCTCCTCGCGTGCCGCCGAGATGGGGCCGAGGCCGCGCAGACGACCGGGCACGTTGAGGAACTTGCTGTGCACGACGTCATCGGCGGTGTAGACATGGCCGAGATAGGAGAACCGCAGGTCAGGGCGTGCCGGGTCGTCGCTTTCGTCGGTGACGGTCACGTATTGCGGCGGCAGCATCTCGCATGTCACGATCTCGCCCTGCCAATCGCGCACGATGCGCGTGAAGGCGTTGCCGTCGAGCACGAGAGAGGCCACGATGTCGGCGATGAAATCACGGCGTGAACGGCTCACGTCCGGCTGCAACACCATGGGGCTCACGTCCGGCAGGTCACGGCCGCCGCGCTGTTCCACGATCGGCAGGCCGGTGATGGCGGTCTGAAGCACCTGCACGCCACGGAACACGGTTGAGAGTTGCAACGGTTCGGTGGCCGGCCCCCGTTTCGGCGGCTTGACGCCTTCCGGCATGTCCGTGCCGTCCGCGCCGCGCGTGAGCACGCGGCCTGCGAGCCTCATTCGTTCCCAAAGATTCATGACGCCGAGATTATGCGCGCCGGCGCGTCATGGCCAAAAAAACGGTGACAAACGGTGACAAACGGTGACAAACGGTGACACGTCAGAAGATTTGCAACGTGCCGTCAGATGGCAGGTGATGCGCTCCCCAAGCGGCCAGCATGCATGATTCGATCGGCGAGGTCAGACCGGTGCTGCCACGCCGTGTGACGCGCCATGCGTCGCCGCTCCACGTCCTCGCGCAGCTGGCCGCGCTTGCGTCGAGCTCGGGATCGGCGGCATGGCGAATCAGCCGGTTCCGCAGACCGCTGACGAATGCCTGGCCGACCGCGAGGTAGTCGGATGATTGCATGGCCATGCAGTCGATAAGCGGATCGCCGGCTTCGTCGGTCATGGATGCGAGCCGGTCGTGCAGGTCGGCGTTTGGTCCCTTGCAGTCCATGACCAGGGGAGCGTGGTAGGTGTCGCAGATTCTCGTGATCTCGGCGGGTGCCATGCCGGTGCCGTCCAGGACTTCGAGCAATTGCACAGTCACGGTGCCGTCCGTGTTGACGATCGCGGCGGAGACTGACGTGTTCGTGGCGTCCACGTCCACGGCGGCGGCGATCACCACGGGTCGGCCGTCGATCCGGTCCGGCGTGACCGGCGTGGCCAACGTGGATTGCCATAGCTGGTCGGGGATGACGCGTTCGGCCACTCCGTTGTCTCGCCGGTTGCCGAAGGCTCGCGCCCAGCCGGCCTCGTTGCCGGCGAACTGTTCGCGGAAGTCGCGCAATTGGCGGATGTCCCAGAGCAGGCCGGCGGCGGGATGCCATTTCAGGATCGTCTGGAAGTCCTCGGGGTCGGCGTCGTCGGGGATACCGAAATCGAACCAGCATGTTCGTGTGGGCACGTTTCCGGCGCGGAAGGAGTCGAGCAGGGCGTTGAGGAACGTGGAATCTGCCGTGCCTTCGGTCGAGGTTATCCAGATCTGGGGCTGGACGCCGGTGAAGTGCAGTCTCGTGTTCATGGTCGGTGCCATGCCGTCGAGGATCAGCTTGCCGGTCTCGTCGTCCAGGCTGAATGCCTCGTCGATGGTGAACTTGTCCATCTGCGTGCCGTGGCCGGCCACCTTGGTCACGGCCAATGGGCAGATGAAGCTGCCGTTCCGGAAACGCTGCTCCATCCCGCCGTTGGAAAGCCTCGGCTTGAGGGCGAACGGCGCGAGCTTCGATTTTGAGAGCTGCTGCACGAAGTCCTTGAAATGCTTCTCGGCGTCCTTGCCGGTCTGCGCGAGGTAATAGATCTTCCGGTCTGGGCCGAGCAGAGCGTTGCGCGTGTCCTCGGTATCGATCAGCGTGCTCTTGCCGCACTGGCGCGGAGTGGAAAGCACCACGCGGTCGTAATAGTACGTTCCGGTGGCCGGGTCGATCTCGCCGGCCACGTCGGCCACGTATCGCTGCCATGGCAGCAGCGGTTTGCCGAGCATTCCGGCCGTCCTGGCCACGATCTCGCCATCGGTCGGCCGTGTTTCGTCGCGTTTCGTGCCGCCGCGCATGAGCATGGTCACAGTCCGGCCTTCGCGTCGGTGATGAAGTCGGTCAGCGTCGGGTCGAGCTGCGGCTGTTCCGGATACATCGCCTTGAGTTCCTGGAACCATGTGAGCAGTGATGTCATGTTGCGGCTGATCTCGCGTCCCTTGCTGTTCTGGATGTCGATGTTCCTGGCTATCGAGAGCATCGACTTGCAGATGTAGGTAGCCTCGGGCGTCAACGTCTTGCCATCCACGAAGCTTTTGATGAGATTCATGGTCGCCTGCTCCTGAAGGCCGCTGATGCCGTAGGGATGCGTGTATTCCTCGAAACCTTCCAACGTTCCTTGATTCATGATGTGTTTTCCTTGGTTTTCCAACGTTTTCATGCTTTTTTGCATGGTTCTGGGGGGAGAAAAGACTTGGCGCGGGGTCTTCGGGCGGTCGACTGTTTAAAAAACCGCTACCAGCGTGGCCGAGCCGTGTCGTCGCCGTGCCTCAGGCCGAGAGCGGCGAGCCTTTGCCGTCTCGCGGCCATGCGGGCATCCACCGCCTGCTGCGTGAGGTGCAGCGAGTACCATTGCTGCGCCGTCCGATACTCCTGGTGCGAGAGGTCGAGCGCGAACGTTTCGGATGCCGGCGTCTCGATGACATGCACATCGTAGTCCAGTGCTATCCATTCCGATAGCATGTCGGGATGGCGGCGGGAGCGTGGCAGTGTGCGCACCAGCCACACATCCAACGGCTCGGAGCTTTTGGCCAATGTGCGTGCCGCACCGTCCCATGCCATCGCGGCGGCGAGGCGGAGCCCATCGCTTGCTTTGGATTGCGTCGGGCACAGGTCGCGCAGCAGGCTGTCGAAGCTGACCACGATGCTGTCACGGCGGAGCATGGACTGCATGGCCATGCCGAAGTCGGCTCGTGGCGGTCCGATGACGACATGCATCGTCGCGCCGTATCCTGACAGCACGCGGTCCTGGCGCATCGCGTTGCAGTGCTTGCAGGCGCGGCGCAGGTTCGCCACGGTGTCCTTTCCGCCATGGCTGAACGGGATGATGTGGTCATCCTCCGTCGCCGTGATGGAGCAGCCCGGCATGCCGAGCCAGCAGCAGTTGCCCCATGTCGCGATGACCTTCGCTCTGATGCGTGGATCTACGGTCTGTCTTCTCATGCTTTGCCTTTCTCTCGTTGGGTGAGTATCCAGCCGTTCACGTCCTGTTCGGCGTACATGATCGAGTTGCCGATGCGGATTGGCGGCGGTCCGATGATCGGGATGGACTGCCGCCACCGGATCAGCGTGCGTTTGCTGACGTTCAGTCTGGTCGCGGTCTCGGTGGTGGTCAGCATGCTGATGCGGGTCATGCCGTGGCCTTGTTCCTGAGCAGCAGTGCGATCTGTTCGAGCTTCGCGGCGACAATCGGCCAGTCGGCCTTCGAGATGTCCGACCAGACCATGCGCGGCCCGTCCGGGCAGATGATGTTCTGGCCTATCTCCACGTCACCGGGCTGCGGCAGATCGTGGTCCTCGATGTCCAGTGCGATGCAGATCTGCGGTTTCAAAACAGTTGCTCCTCTTTATAGATGGCTTGCGGTTTGCGGTTCGGGTGGTATGGCGTGTACGTCGTGGCCCATTTGCGAAAGCTGCGGCAGTCGATGCGCCATTCTCCGGCCTTGTATGCCGGCAAGCCTTTCTCACGAAGACTGAGCAGGGTGGGCACGTTCGGCTCGTTGAGCGCCCGGCAGACCTGGAACAGTTCGATGTCGGTGCGCCGGTTGTTGCTTGCGATCCGGTCAACCTTGTCGGCGAAGCCCTGCATGAGCATCCTGCGTGATTCGTCCGGATAGTTCAGCACCTCGTGCAGAGATGGTTCAATCCTCGATGACATAGGCCCACATCCCGCACCATTTCGCCAGCACCCGGAGCAGCGACTCGGAATCGTACATCTTGCCTGCGGTGGGTGAGCGGTAGACGGGACTCGGCACGCCCTTCTCCCCGTAGGCCATTCTTAGAGCGGCCTGTAGCTGGTTGTCGTTCAATCCGGACGCCTGCATCAAAGACTGCCGCGAGGTGTTGGCCTTGCACCTGATGTTCTTATCGATCATCGGGAGAGCCATCCGCATCTGCATCCTCAACTTGTCGGGGAACGTTGCCCTGCTCATTTCTCAATCTCCATTCATTCGTAGCTTTCGGTTGGTGAGCGCTTGAGAGGTCAAGACCTAGAATCTGCTGATGAAAAAACGCTCGGCCGAGATTCCCCGGCCGGGCCGTCAACAGATTCCAAAGGTCTTGCAGAACGTTTCGGTCGGAGCCGCGCCGTCGATAACAAGAGCGGCCGAAGCCGCCGGGAATGGTCCCAAGTCAGGCCACAGCCGAAGCCGTCAATGGTCGCCCGATTCCGCCTTAATCGACGGCCTGAAATGGTCGGGAGCTGAACTTCGTCTCTCAAATCGCGCGACAGCCACGCGCGTGGCGTTGCCGGTCGCTAACCCGGCTCAGCGGTGGCAGGGGTACGCCATACGCCCCATATGCCGTTAAGTTTTGTCAGTCGTCGTCGTTGAGGAAATCATCCAGAAGGACGATCGAGAGCACCAGCCCCAGCATGAACAACACGAAGGGGCTGAGCAGAATCAGAAGAACGATCTGGATGAAACGTTTCACTGCTCGAAGCATCGCGCTATCTGCCTTTCCAAGTCCTCAAGCTCGACGCCGTTGAACGGGACGCGCACCGTCATGCCGTCCTCCGTCTCGACGATCAGCTCGAAGAAGCAATGCCGTTTGCCGTCCACTCGCTTGACTGTGACGCTCATTCCTGGGCTCCTTCCCATTCACGGCGAGCTCGACGCGCGTGCGTCATCGCCTTGTTGATCGCGCCCTTCATCGTCTGAAGGTCGCCCATGTCCAAGCCATCGAACCCGAACGTGCTTCCGGCCACCTTGATGCGGCAGGCGAAGCGGTAGGGGTTGCCGCCGGTGCATTCTGACGGTTCGATGTCCTGCACATGGAAGTAATTGCTGGTGCATTCCGGATTGAAAACGCTCATTTCACTGCTCCTTGATTCATGGATGGACGGTTAGGCTCCTTCCTCCGCGGCGATAGGCTTGTAATCGCACAAACCAAACCTTTCAAACAACGAAGGAAGGAAGAACAATGAGCGACGAAAACACGTTCGATTTCGCCCTTTACCTGGGAACGACCACGCCGCTTACCATCACTGGTGCGACGGCCTCCACGGTCAGTGAGCTCTCCGAACGTCTGAAGTCCGGCACCAGCTTCATCCAGACCGTCAGGTTTCCCGACATGAGCATCCACGCCATCACCATCAACCCCAAGGCCGTTCCGTGGTGGCAGATCGACGCTGGCGACGTCGTGCTTCCCATGCAGATCTTCTAACGCCGCTGGGTCGTCGAGCGTGGCCGTGACACCACGCTTGACAATCGCGGCCTGCTCTGGCGTCAACGCCTGATTATGGATGTACACGGCGCGCGCATTAAGGACGATGCAGCCCTCGCCGACAATCCTCACCGATTCAGCCGATACGACGGCAACAGCACCCGAAGCGTCATGAATCAGCATCACTTCACCTCCAATGGAGCTCGCCCAAGGAGCACATCGGCGCTGACATGCAAGAGTTCGGCAAGCTCGTTTATCTCATTCACGCTGAAAGCGATTCGGCCAGTGCATTTCTGCGAGACCGTGGACCGTGAGCAGTGCAATGTTTCAGCGACTTCTGCCTGTGTCAGGCCATTGAGCCCCATAAGGCGTTTGACCTTTTCACCTACGGTGGGTGAATCTACTAAAATGTTTGTCACACTCACATCTAACCACGAATATAGTTAGATCTGCTCGTCCGGCGTGTCGCATTCTATCTTTTTGTTAGTTTCGCTAAACTTATGTGCTATGACAATAGCAACAATCAGCCCTAAGGTCGCAGCTCAGGCCGAATCTGTCAGTTTGCAGGATATAGTCACGCGAAATATGAAAGTGGCCATGACTCTTCGCAATGTCAAGCAAAAGGATCTGGCGAACGCTCTTGGCGTCGATAGGTCTTCGATTTCACAGAAGATGACTAGGCGAGTGGCATGGAGCCTTGAAGATATAGAAAAAGCCTCGGACTTCTTTCATGTGAAGCCCGAGGCATTGGTAGCGGGGCATGGATTTGAACCATGGACCTCTGGGTTATGA